TTACAGGGTTCGTTTTGTCCATGCTCCCCATGTGCCGTTGAGGCAGCGGCGCGTGAAGAACATCATCACGGAGTCGAAAGAGCGGTATTCCTGCATGTGATTGCCGCCGCCGTTGTCGATGGTGTATGTTGTCAGCGCGCCGTATTTCGACGTCCCGGCGGGCAGCCCTGTCGTGCTGTCGTCGGTCATCCAGTGGCGCACGCCTTGCGTTTTGCCGACACACAGACTGGCGTTGAGGGCGCGGTTGACGCAGTGCTCGGCGAATCCCTGCGTCCACTCGCCGTCGTCGTTCTGCATCACGATGCCGCTCTGGCCGACGCGGATGCCGCGCCCTCCGGCGTGAGCCTCGACGGTGAACGATCCGCCCGAGAGTCCGGCCACGAGGTAGTCCTGCGTGGAGTTGGCGACAATGAGGCCGTTGGCGCAGAGCAGGGCCTTGGGCGAGTTGCCCGCCTTGAACGAGCGGGCGTAGCCGGAGAGGCCGACGGAGGCTGCGGCTTCGGCTGTTCCGAGCTTGTCGTTCTCGACCGTGACCGTGAGCCGCAGCTGATATTTCCCTTCTGTCAGATTCCTTGGTCCGAAAGAGAGGGTGACGGCCTTGCTGTGGTATTCCGTCTTGTCGTTCGATCCGTCCATCGTCGGGCTCTGCGCCGGTAAACTTCCGGAGCCGAAATCCACGCGGGTCTCGCCCGCGCCGGGGTTCCTGTAGAGTTCGAGGATTGCAGAGCAGGCCGACGTGGCGACATAGCTCTCCACTCCCGTCGTGCCGCCCGGTCCGGGAGCGATGTCGCTCTGTGTGCTGAGGTTCGCTTTGACCGACGCGGAGAACGTCGCGCCACCGTCGCCGACGGTGAACTCGTCGAGGTCGAATCTCTTTGTCACGGTCTCACCGACCGGCGCGTCCACCGATTGCGCTCCGAGTTCTTTCTTTGTGTATTCGCTCCCGTACATCCCGTTGATGTCGTGCGCCTTGCCGTCGATGGTGACGACCTGTCGGTTGCCGGCGTCGAAGACGCGCATCTCCATATCTGTCGGCTCTATCTCGATGCGCTCACCCGACATTGCGCCGAAGCGCGCCTTGCCCTCCTTGTCGAGCGTGAACGTGGCCAATCCCGACGTCGCTCCGCCCGCGTACATTATCAGATTGTCGTTTTGGGTCGGATAGCCGATGCGTCCCCATGTCTTCTCGACTCCGTTCTCGACGTTGCCGAAGACAATCTCCTGCCCGTTCAGAAACTTGATGTGCGCGTTCTTGGCGATGAGCAGGTCCACTATGAGGTTGTCGAGCTGCGAGAACGCGGCCCAGCCGTTCGGAGTCACGCCGTGTTTCGGGCCGTTCGCGTCAGTGTAGTCTCCCGATATGGTGCACCGCTTGTATTCCCGGTCGCCCGAGGCATTGACCACCCATACGACGTCGAGCCAGCGGACGCTCGCGGGGTCGCTCGGATTCTCGGGAGTTGTGCCGTCGTAGTATTTGCCCGGCTTGAAGAGACCCCGTATGCGTACCACCGAACCCTGCGGCCCGTCCTGCCCCGTCTCGCCGTCGCAGATGTAGCCCGTCACGTGCTCCGAAAGCACTGTCTGCGCCGAATCCGAATCGACGAGCTGCAAAGTCATCGTCGGTCTGGTCACTCCGGCGAGAGTCGATTTCATCAGCGCGACGCTTCCGTTGGAAGGGAGCGCGGCGAACGCCTTGTTGCCAATCTTGTATCTGATGCCCGTCTTGACCTCGGTTCGTGTCGTGCCCTCGATGCGGAAGCACCTGACGTTGATTGTCTGGTTCAGCACCGAGCCGTCGTAATCGCAGTGGATGATGTCGGGGGACACGAGCCAGTCGTATGTCACGGCGTCCTTGCCGTCCTGTCCGTCCGCTCCGTCCTGTCCGTCCGCTCCGTCGCAAACGTTGTCAACGCAGAACTCGGACAACACATTCGGCGTGCCGCCCACAGAAACGGTGGCCGATATGACGCGGAAACGATACTTCGGATTAGGGCTCTGCGTATCGCGAGCGACACTTATTGGCCCGGTGTACGCCGCCCAATTCGTCTCTCCCGCATCCGAGGTGTACTTCCATTGAATGGTCGGACGCAACATGCCCACACCCGCGCTTCCCGTGAGCTCCGTGCGCGTGTCGCCCTTGACCATCGTACATCTGATTGTGAGCGTCGTCGCACGCGCCACGCCAGCCGAGTCGCACCTTATCACGCCCGGCGTCGCGTTCCATTCATACGTCACCGCGTCCTTGCCCAGCATCTCCTCGGTAGCGGGACTCCAATCGGTGTGCGCGTTCTCGCCGCGCTCCAGCTTGACGCCCGCCAGCTGCACGGCGTTGCCTTCGTTGCCCCCGTTGCCCCCGTAAAGCCGGAACAGCACGTTGTGCGCGGCGGCGAACGGCACGGTCGCGGCCTTGAACGTGATGCGGTATCTGCGCCACGGAGCGGTCGCGCCGAGTTCAAACATATGCCACGTCGTTGTCGTGACGGCGGTGTTCGGCTGTCCGTCCGAGGCAATCACGACGCCGGGGACGGGAACGTGTACGTAGGAACGCGTGCCCGTGACGCCAGTTCGCGCCCAGAACGAGAGCGTGTAGGTCTCGCCGTCGGTGAACGCGTAGTCGCGGAACGCGAGGTCTGCATACGCCGCTGCGCCGGTAGCCGTGAGATTGCACTCGACGATTGTCAGACCCTCGTAAGAGCCGTTTGCCGCCGAACCGCTTCCGATGGTCCACGGGGCGGTGAATCCCCGCGTCCCGGTCAGCAGGTTCTCGGTGTAGGAAGAGCCGTTCTCCCCGTTGTCGCCTTCGAACTTGCTCCATTTGTAATCCGAAACTTTCGTCGAGTCCTTTTCGACGAAATCGACATACTGACCGATGTATTTGCCGGGGGTCTCTCCGACTGCGAGCGAGCCTTGCGCGGGCGTGAACGTGAGTCCTCCGTCGTCGGAGTACTTGATATGAAGATAGGATGTCTGGCCGTTCTGTCCGTCCGTGCCCGGTATGCCGTTCGTGCCGTCCTTCCCCTGCGCTCCTTGGAATCTCGCCCAAGTGTATTTCGTCGGGTCGTTCGAATCAGCTTCGGTATAGTCCACATATGTACCTATGTAGACGTCGGGGGTCTCGCTCATCTGCGCCGCCGTGGGATTGGCGACGGGAGCGTATTTTACGTGGAAATATGACGTCTTGCCGTCCTTGCCCGGTGTCCCCGGTATGCCCTTGTCGCCCTTGTCTCCTTTGAGCAGGGCGCGGTCGTAAATCACGATGTCGGCCGATGCGGTGAACGTCTTGCCCTTGTAGTCGGTATAGGTGGCCGTGACGGTGACGGTCGCCGAGTCGGACGTGCCGAGAAGCGACTTGTCGAGCGTCATGAAGTTGCCGTTCTCCGAACTCGTGATTGGAACCATCAGGCCGTCGCCCTTGTGCTTGGCCGTGAGCAAGAGTTTATTCTGCTCCGTCTCCGTGCTGACGTCGTTCGCGCCGTGGAACGCGTATATCATCGCGAGGCAGGAGTCGCCGTCGGCAACGTAGTGGTCTCCCGACGTGCGTATTTCGAGCCGCAGTTTCGCGTCCAGCTGTCGGATGACGCCCGCCATATAGATGTTGTTCAGGTAGGCCGAGTATCCGGCCATGTTCGTTCCGGCAATGGTGAGGTTGGTGAGGTCGCCGAACTGCATGGCGATGTTGTCCTCTCCGAACGTCCAGTCGTTGACGTTGACGAGGAATCGCTCGTAGGTGCGCGTGCGGTAGGCCGACTTCTGGCGGTCGGGATACTTCCACGTATCGGTGTCGTAGTCCCATTTGCGGTTGCCGTAGGCCACGAAGTGCATCCCGGCGGCGGGCTCGGCGGGCCATTCCTCGCGCGTGCGGACATGCAGGGTCTCGCGGCGGTCGCCCTCCACCTTGTAGACGATGAAGTAGACCGTGGTGAACCCTGCGAACTTGAACGTGCCCTTGCCGTCGTCGCTGTCGGCTTTCTCGTCGCTCGTCCTGCCGTCTGTGCCCGTGCCGAAGTGCCATATGCCCATACAGAGGTCGCCCTCGCTGAGCGAGCCGAGTTCGCCGTCCTCCAGCTTGAGGGTTAACACGCCGATGTTGCAGTTGCTTTCCTCGCCGTCGCCGTTGTCGTCGGCCTTGCTCGTGCCGAGGTGCGTGTAGCTTTCGACGATTCCCGCGCCCGGGGCCTGCCACTGGTTGCCGACAATCACCTCGGTGCGGTTGTAGCGCAGCTCCGGGACTTCGAGGAAGCGGCGCAGACTCAGCGAGTCGGCCCAGATGTTGCCGGGCCTGTCTATCTGCCAGCCGAACCCCGTAAGCCCCTCGGCGAAGTCCCTGCTGCCTGTCTCCGTCTCCGCCGTGAGTCTGCCGCCCACCGCCAGCGAATGGGGAGTGCGGTCGCCGGTATCCTTGCGGATAAATGTCTTCAGACTCCGTAATGCCGAGAAGAGATTGTTGTCCGTCGGACGTGTGCGGTCTCCGGTCCGGATTATATCCGGCAGCGAGATTGATTCTCCTATTGACTGTGCATAGCCTCTGACCTCAGCGATTGAGTCGGCAATCCTCTCTTGAGCCGTCCGGCTGAGGGCATCGCTGATCTCAATGTCCATTGATGACGGTAGATTGACCTTCCGGGTAATCTTTGTTATGCGGCTGTCCCGGAATCCGAAGCCGGGAAAGTATTCCTCGCTCACAAGGCGCACCCGGCGACCGACGGTCAGTTCAACGTTGTTATCTTCAATCCATACATGATCGGTCGGTGCCTTATACACCGAAATGTCGAGATTATGGTCTGCGTTGTATTTGTTGACCGCTGTCAGGAACTCTTCTTCTGCCAGAGTATAATACTCGTCCGGCATGCGCAGGTTCCACAGGATATATTTGTCTCCGGCTTTAGGCACGAGTTTGTCTCCGGGAAGCTGAATGTCGTTGTCATAAGGCCATATCGTGATGATCTCAAACTCACGGGTCGTGCTGTTGAAATTCACCTCAAAGAAATATGTGCCGTTGTCCTCATCTCCAAGTCCAGCAAGCTCGCTTCCTTCTTGGAATGAGACACGGATCACAAGACCGCCAATCATATAATCGTTGGGGTCGAATGGAAGGCTGTTGTCTGTGAAATAGTAAATGGTAAAGGGATTCCCATCCTCGCCGGTCTTGACCTCGCTGCGGACACTGCTGACAACGCCGACACGCCTTGGATAAATATCCTCAAAGGCAGACTGCTCGAAGTGATCGACGCGGCCATATTTGTCGGCATTGATTTCGACATACTTCTGACCGCCGGGCAACTGCAGCCTGGAAAATCCATACTTCTCCGGGTCGATGTTCCGACTGCTGCCCATAGGATAAAGCCGGGTGTAGAACTTTACATTGTCGGCGGTTCCGGGATCAATGGACAGCAGACCTTTGTTATAGCCGAGTTCCACCGGCTCGCCTTGCTCACACTTGCAGATATTGACGGTCTGCCCCTCGACCCACCATTCGGCATCGACCTTCTCGGCTATTTCCTTAAGAGCCTCGTCGCAATATTTGCCGAAATAGTCGATGACTATATTCTCCGTGCCGTTCACCTGCCCGACCTTCCAATCAGTGATGTTGCCCATGCCGTCGTTCATACACTTGACAATCATGGCGACATGATCTCGCGGAGGAGCGGTCAGCGTGAATACAGGATTCTCCTCATTATCGACAGTCTTGATGACAAGCAGACGCTTTATCATGCTTTCCACTCCATAGAGCTTGAGGTCATAGACCCATTCCTTCCTGGAGTTCTGTCTTGGACGGTACTTTTCAGTAAGCCAGAAACGTTCCCCGAGGAAATCGGCGTAGTCATCGACATCAAGTTCGATATGGTCGTAATGTGTGAAGGAAAGCGTGAGGACGCTGTCGCCCTGCACCTCCTTGACCTGCGTCGAGCTGTCATTCGGTGATAGATCAACCTTTGGGTTGCCGACCGAGTCGTATATCGTTATAAGCAT